GTGTTGTGTAAGCAGGATTTTTGAAGAAAAAAGAAGGCGGATCGCTCCGCCTCTTTACGTATTCATATCTGGCTACTTGCGGCACCAACAATGAATACATAAGTTAAACACTAAAAATTCCACTCTATTTCAATATCCTCATCATGAATATAGATTCTTCGAATCAACTTCTGTACAATTGCCTGCCGAGTTGAAAACTCTGTAGTATTCAAATCGATGATATATTGTTTTAGTTGTTCGACAGTAATTGTTGATTTTTCCTGTTTATCCTGCAAAATCTTTTGTTGTATCAAAGTTTCCTTCTCGCTGTTAAGCTTATCTATCTGCTTGTCCAACAAAGCTTTGTCAATGTTGCCGTCTATATAAAGAGTGAGCAGTCTTTCTATTTTCTCATCCACTTTTTTGATTTGCTTCGTGTAATCGACTTTATGAGCTTCTTTCATTTCTAAACGTTTGTCTACAACAAGATTATTTAATTCGCCGATAATCAACTCCTCTAGTTTTTGGCGATTCCAAATTTTATTCATGCACTTTTGATCGTATTCCGAAGGGAATCTTCTGGCTCTACAAGTGTAATAGTAATATTTCTTTCCCTTATCGTTAGATATATAACTTACATACATTTCTCCACATTTACCACAGACAAGCAAGCCAGACAACAAACTTTGTTTGGCTTTTCCTGCATTGCGCCCTTTGTGCCGAGATAATAGTGCTTTGACACGTTCAAACTGTTCTTCAGTGATGATCGGCTTGTGACGCCCTTTATAAAGCTCTCCAGCAAAAGAAACGTAACCACAATACAACGGATTGGATAAAATATCTCGGTATCGACGGAATCGCCAGACTGTGAAGCCCATTTCTTTGAGTCGTTTCTGTACTTTTGTGATCGAATGATATTGCTCGTATAAGTCAAATACCAACCGGATGTGTTCGGCCTCATCCTCTTTTATGATTAGCTCACCATTTTCACGTTTATAACCGGCTGGATCATAATTTCCACCCATTCCTCGATAACCTTCTTGTGCTCGTTTTATATGTCCGAATCTCAAGCGTTCAATAATTGTTTCGCGTTCGAGCTGAGCGAAAACAGATAGAATGCCGACCATTGCCTTACCAAAAGGGGTGGAAGTATCAATCGTTTCTGTGATTGACACGAACTCAACGTTATTTTCTAAAAAATAATCCTCAATCAGCGTCAACGTGTCGCGCTGCGATCGGGAAAGCCTGTCCAACTTGTAAACGAGCACAACATCGATTTTATCTAAATCATCAAGCATACGTTGCAAATCCGGTCTTTCGAGAGTTGCACCACTATACCCGGCGTCAACGTATTCATCGTAAACCGTCCACCCTCTCGATTCACAATAGGAGCGCGCACGTTCAAGCTGCACCTCAATACTATAGTTCTCCACTTGTTCATGAGTAGATACTCTCGCGTAGATTGCGGCTTTCAATGTTGTTCCCTCCTTAACCAAAAGGGCGAGCTATTGCCCGCCCACTAAATTTTTAGCGCTAAAAATTTAGTACCACTTTTTTTAATTTTCCAATTATCCTAATGTTTTTCATATCTCCTTCTGTAATGATAATTGGTTGATATTTGGGATTCTCGCTTTGTAAAATGATAGTACCGTTATTTTTATATACCCTCTTTAACACTGCCTCGTCATCGATCAATACAGCGGCGATTTCTCCATTTTCTACATCGTCTTGGCGGCGGATTAAAAGAAGAGCGCCGTCTGTTATATGCGCATTTATCATGCTATCTCCTTTAGCTCGAAGGAAGAAATATTTTCCTCCTCTAATCCAACTACTTGGTACTTCTTCGTAACCCTCGATTTCCTCGTAGGCAATGACGCCATTACCGCAACTAACACCCCCAACGATCGGAAGTTTTTCGACATTATCAGTCGTTTCTATAACATCTGTACCTTCGTATAAATCAGAGGGGTCAACATCTAGGGCGTCAGCGATAGCAAGAACCCTGTCATTGATAATTCGTATTTCTCCTGTTTCGTAACGCCGGATTGTCTTTTTGGTTAGCCCAACTCTGTTCCCGAGTTCCTCAGCACTTATCCCTTTTAGCTTTCTGTATTTTTCAATGTTCTTACCGATGATTTTATAAAAATCGTTCATTACTCTTTCACCTCCTTTCTACTCTTATTATAGACGTTATACGACACATTGAAAATATTTTTTTGAAAAAAAGTGTCTTTTTGTGTTGACTTTGTTTTTTGAGAGTGCTATGATGAAAGTGTCATATAAAGACACAAGAAAAAAATGGAGGTGATACCGTGAGATTACATTTGTCACCAAAGGCATTGCGGGTTAACAGAGGTATGACTCAAAAGGAGGTTGCTGAATACCTGAACATGTCTTTGACTCAATATAAAAGACGGGAAAACGGAAAAAGTCGTTGGTACGCCGACGAGTTATATCGTTTGGCAAAGTTATACAACGTTGATATTTCGGTTTTTTTTCCTGAAAAAGTGTCGTGATAAGACACGAAGGTTTACCAAAAATACATTTTTTGAAGGGGGAAGAGTAATGATCGTTGTCACCAAGATGAAACTCGGCGATTACGACGTTCCGGTGCCGGTCGGTCTATCGGAGTTGCTGAAAGACGCATGGGTGCTCAAAGATCGGCCGGGGGCAAATACAAGTGCAAGCGAGTATACGCGTAGAATCGAAATGCGAAACGGTCGCTTGTACACAATCCTTACTAAAAAGGAGGTGACAACAAATGCTCAACGATCACATCAAACAAACTGTGCGCACAATTGACGCATTTCTTGAGCGCTACACACTCGGCACGCTCATTGTAGACGGTGACACTGTTTCGCTTGAGACGAAACACGGTGAAATCGTACTTGATGAGTCATATGTCATCGAAGTGTTTGCAGGCAATCAATATCACACAATCACATATGACCAAGCACGAAATACCATGTCTAGCGACGGATGGCCGTTGTACGCAGGGTTTGAAGCAAGAGCGAAGAAAAAGGAGGTGAAACAAGATGTCATTACCAAGCGCGCATGATTTCAATTCACTTGAAGCCGCTATCGCCTTCTACACACGGAAGGTTGCGGAAGTCGCGAAAAACCGCGATCGGAGCATGCATGACGAACTCATGCGGTTCAAACGGGAACTGCATGAGCGGATTGACCGGGAGTATGATCCGTCTGCCCTCTAGGGCTTCTTTTCGGAAGGAAAATTGGACAAGCGGGAGGTGAAACATTTGCAAAGAGATCCAGTTAGTTTATCAGAGTACAAGAAGTTATTTCCAGTTTTTAAGGATATCCCAGACAGCGAGTTCAAATATCACAATGGTAAATGGCTTATATCACTTAAAGCGACAAGACAGCTCGCGTATAAACACAAACGTAAAGAGCTAATCAAATACATTAACAAAGTGGAGGGGAAACGTAATGAGTTTAATGGTAATTGAGCAAAACGGACAACGTGTTTTGACGACACAACAACTTGCTGAAGCATACGGTACTGATACGGAGCGCATTCGAGTAAATTTTAATCGAAACAAAGATCGATTTGTCGAAGGGAAGCATTACTTCGCATTAACCGGACAAGAAAAACACGACTTTATTAACTCGTATCAAATTGATACGACTTGGCTAAAAGCTCCTGTGTTCTACATTTGGACAGAAAAAGGCGCTTGGCTGCATGCGAAATCACTCAACACCGACGAAGCGTGGGAAGCATACGAGCGATTGGTAGATGAATATTACAACGTTAAAGAAAACGCATTGAACATTCAGATGTTGAGTCCGCAGTTACAGGCACTTATATCCATCGAGTTGCGACAAAAACAACTTGAACAGGAGTTGGCGGCAGTACGGAAGGAAGCAGACGAAGCGAAGCAACAAATTGCGGCGACTTCTAACGAAGTAACAGATTTAAAACGCGGACTAGTCGATATCAACGTCCCTTTACGTAAACAATTTAACGATGCGGTTCGTGCTTTGTCCAAAAAAGAACAAATCGGTTTCGATGAGGCGTACAACAAGATTTATGACTTGCTTGGCGCTCAACACCATGTAGATATTAAACGTCGTGTAGAAAATCGGAGAGCGAAAGGGGATAAAAACGTTAAGCCAATCGACATCGTGGAAGAGTTAAATTTATTGGTTCCTGCAATACGTCTAGCTAAAGCACTAGGAGGTGTTTCACAATGAACGTCCTCCCGAGTGACATGAAGCTAGCTTATGAATTGTACGAATGTTGCTACTCTTGCCTAGAACGCGCGCGTATGGAATTGCGCAGAGATGACATCGACGAAGCAGAGCGTTGGATAACAGAGTTTCAACGTTGCAAACGCGACTTGGACGAGCTGGTACGAAAGAAAGAGGAACATGACAGACTCGTTGAGATCGTTGAAACGATGCGTGAAAAAGGAATCGATATTGCGATCATTATGAGAAAGGGGAATGAATGATGAATCTGCGTGAGATTGACCGTTTGGTTGGTAAAGAGCTTTTCGGAGTACAGGAGCTCACTGTTGAAGAGGCGGTTGAAAAATTCAAAGAAAATTGTTACCGCACTTTCACTCACGATGGATGTATCGTCGATAAGTACACAAAGTTGAAATTCGATAAGCAAGAGTACGATCGGCTTTTTAGTGGTGGTTATTACATCCCGAATTGGGTGAAATGGTTAAAAGAAAATAGCGTTGTAGTAACAGAATACCCACGTTACTCAAGCGACATAAGCTCCGCTTGGAAATTGGTAGACAAATTGAAGATAGCGGTTATACCTCAAAAAGGTGCACCAATTGACATGCGATATCTTGCTGAAATAGATGAGCGACCTTTTGGAAATCATTGTGAAGCTTTTGCAGAGACCGCCCCACTAGCTATTTGTTTAGTTGCATTGAAATCAGTCGGTGTAGAAGTGGAGGTGACTGAATAATGAACGTGTGCTTCTCAGCCAGTCGTCTGATGAAAGTTTCAGAGGTTCGTAGATTGTGCGCGGAAATGCGCGAGAATCCAACATTATTGTTAGCGACTGAACTATACGCAAAAGAGCAAGTGTACAAGCTGTTGCGGCAAGAAAAAACGGCCAGTGCCCCAACACTAGCCGTGTAACCGAAGAAGAACATAAAGCATACCTAGATATTTCTAGTTTATCACAAACCTAACGCTTCAACAAGGCAGGTCTAGTGCCTGTCGTCAGGTGCAGGAGCGCGTTTCTCCCATCCTCACGCGAGAGTCTCCCCCATCTCGCTCGCGCGTTCTTGCACTTGACGATGTGCGCTGGCGCATCCGTAAGGCGATGGCGGAATAGGTAGACGCATGATTTTCTGGCTTTTGTTTAAAGTGGCACTCGGAGTTCGAATCTCCTAAAAATAGGCGAGTGCATGACCAGATGCAAGGTGCAAATCCTTGCTCGCCTTACGCTATCAATCTATGCGAAAGGAGGGACAAGTATGACAAAAGAGGAGAAAAAAAGATTGCGCATGCAGATCATACGATTGCTAGATGAATGTGACGATTGCGAGCACAAAACGAGGTTGGGTTCGTCTACAACTGTGTGCAAGCAGTGTCCGATCGGACAAAAGATGACTGAGATTTCTTCGAAATTAGAAAAAGCACCAAAAAAACTTGAGTATTTGGACGGAAAACCAATTCAAATGCCTTGGAGAACGACGGAGGAACAATTTATTATCGAAAACCACAACAAAATGTCGTACGAGGAAATAGCTGATGAACTTGGAAGAACGCTGACTTCAGTAAAATCCAAAATAAAGAAAATGAGGCGTGCAGGCCTCATCCCTAAAGAAAATAAAAGTAAGTTAAGTTCATGATAACCGATTAACGATTGAAAAACAAGGAGATGTCGTATGAAAACGGTACTAGAGATACGCATTGCGGGTATAAAAGCAGCGATTGAGCATGTACGTGAACAGATCGCAGAAAGTGAAGATCGTGTAAGTAAAGCATTCCTTGAAGGTTTACTCGCTGGATATGAAAATCATCTCAACGCGCTGAACGAGATTTTTGAAATCGCAAAAATTGAGGAGGAAAACAAATATGAAGTTATATGAGCTGGCTCAAAACTATGCGCAATTGTTGGAAATGGCGGAGGAAATGGATAGCGATGCGATTGTCGATACACTTTCGGCTTTACAGGATGCAATTGAGGATAAGGCTGAAAACATCGCAAAGCTTGTGAAAAATCTCGAGGCGGACACAAAAATCATTAAGGAAGAAGAACAACGGCTTGCGGAACGACGCCGCGCGATTGAAGCGAAGATAGAGCGATTGAAAACGTACCTACAAGAACAACTTGAAACAGCAGGCATTGAGAAAGTGAAGCGTCCGACCATCACAGTCGCTATCCAAGCGAATCCGCCAAGTGTAGACGTGATTGACGAAAAGGCGATTCCAAACGACTTCTTGATTCCACAAGCGCCAAAAGTGGACAAGAAGTCCATTCTCGAACGGTTGAAAAAGGGTGAAAGTGTGCCTGGTGTGGCATTGAAACAAACGAAAGGGGTGCGTATTCGATGACTGAAATCGCGAAGCAAGCAAACTCACTATCTATCATTGAAAGTGTCGATATCGGAGCAGTACAGTCGACGCTTACGAAAATCAATCAATTTCAAGCTGTTGTACAAAACACATTGAAGAAGAATCATGATTACGGTGTGATTCCAGGCACGCCAAAACCGACGCTACTCAAGCCTGGGGCTGAGAAAATCCAGATGCTGCTTGGTGTCACAAGTGAGTATGAGGTCATCGAGCACATTAATGATTATGAGAACGGGTTCTTTGCTTTCACCGTCCGGTGCATCATCTACAAAAACGGTGTAAAAATCACAGAAGGACTAGGGCATTGTAACAACCGTGAACCAAAGTTTTACAAACGGAAAGACGGTTCTATCCAAGACCCTTACGAGAAGGTTAACACGGTTTTGAAAATGGCGAAGAAGCGCGCACAAATTGATGCGACATTGACACTCGCCAGCCTGTCTGAAGTATTCACACAAGACATCGAGGACATGCAGGAATTTATTCAGTCTGAACAGGTTGAAACGATGACAGCAAAAGAAGCAGCGCAGATTAAACTCACGTTCGGGAAACATAAAGGTAAAACACTTAAAGAAATATACCAATCTCATCCCGATTATCTCGATTGGCTACTCAAACAAGATCGTACAGACGCGGTCATCAAGAAAGCTATCCAGCTCATGTTTGAAGCGGTGAAGGAGAAAGCACAACAGAAACAAGTACAACAGCAACAACCAGATCAACAAGCAGCACAATCGGAACCACATCCAGATAATATCGACCCATTCGATGGTGAAGTAATTGAGATTAGCGACGAAGATTTGCCTTTCGATATGTAAGGTGAATCATCATGTTGGAATACCGCATCGCGATTCCACATTGCTATACGTGGATGGCTGCTGGGAACAAGAAGCTCTACATCGAGTACGTCAAGGGATATATCAAGAGCAGCCATCCCGGCTTAAAGCCGGTTCGGATCGAAAAGGGATATGTCATATGTGTGAAGGGGTGATTGGTTCTTGAATAAATTACTTCTCGACGATCGGCCGTTAATTGTATTACCCGCATTGGCTAAAGTAGTCGGATTGAACGAAGCAATTGTCTTGCAACAATTACATTATTGGTTGCAAGAAAGCAATCACTATATAGATGGTCGTAGATGGATTTACAACACATATGAGGATTGGGAAAAGCAATTTCCTTTTTGGAGCAACAAAACGATTAGGCGGACAATAACAAAGTTAGAAAATGACGGCTTGATTATAACAGGAAACTACAACAAATTGAAGATAGACAAAACGAAATGGTATTCCATAGACTACCAAAAACTATCGATACTGACCAGTCCATGTGGTCAAAATGACCAGTCCATGTGGTCAAATTGTCCACATCCATGTGGTCAAAATGACCAGACCAATAACCATAGAGTACCAGAGAATACAACAGATAATGTAGTAGTAGTAAATGCACACCGTTTCTATCAAGAAAACTTTGGTGTAGAAAGTCCTTTTGTATCAGAGTGCATCGATCAATGGATAGATGACGTTGGAGACGAGATTGTCATCGAGGCTATGAAACGAGCACTTAAACAACAAAAGAAATGGAATTACGCAGAGGGGATACTTCGCGAGTGGGTACAAAACAATCTGCGCACGATAGAAGATATTGAAGCCTACGAGCGAGAGTTTCATAGAAAGCGAGAAGGAGTGAACGATCGTGAGGTTCGCAAGCATCGCCGAGGTGTTAGCCGATCTTCAAAAGAAGGCGGAAAATCATATGAACAAGCTCTCCGAGAAGCCGAAGAGGCAAGAAGAGCATGGGGATGGAAGGGATGACTATGAGTGCCCGCAATGCAAAGATACAGAGTTAATTATCAAGCGTGACGAACAAGGAAATGAGATAGCTATTTTTTGCGAGTGTCGGGAGCGAAAAGCTTGGAAACGGCGGTTCAAGCAGGCACTCATCCCAGACGAGTTTGTACACGCGAATTTCGAGAACTTCAAACGAGCGACGCAGTACCAGCAATCCATGTACGATATGACACTTGAATATATGAGCAATTTCAAAAAGGACAGTGAAGAAAAAGTGATCGCGAAACACAATTTAGGTTTTATTGCGGTCTTCGGTGAACAGCGATTGCGAGAGCTTCCGTCCCATGAACGTGCACCGATGAAACAAAAGCATAACAACTTCGGCGTCGGTAAAACCCATTTACAAATCGCACTGGCCAAACGGCTCATTAAAGATGGCTTTAATGTTCTCATTGTTTCAGATGTCACATTCATGGACGAGTTGATTCAAGCCAAGATGATGAATGACGAGGGCGAAACACTCAACAAGCTTTTGCACAGTGCTATTCATGCGGATGTGCTCGTCTGGGATGATATCGGAAAAGCCAAATGGAGCGAGGCAAAAGAGGCACTCTATTATCAGATTATCAACGAGAGATACAGAAAGCAAAAGCCAATCGTCTTTAATAGCAACGAAGACCGCGGAACGCTAAGCGAAAAAATCGGGTATGCTGCGGCAAGCCGATTGCTCGGACAATGTGATTCCTATCTCCTCGAAGTCGAGGGCGAGGATTTTCGATTACAGAAAAGTGGGTGATAAGTGATGTGCCAAAAGTGTTACGGAAAAGGATATTCAGTCAAGGAAGTGATACCAGGAGCGTTTTCCTTCGCTCCTTGCGATTGTGAATATGCGGAGATCGCCAGACAACAAGCCGAAGAGAAGATGATGGAGTTCAAGAAAAGGCTTTGCGAAGCAAAAGAACGATTGAAGATGGAGGTGAGTGTGTGATGGGTATTCTCTATGAGAAAATCACCTTCACGCAAGAACTGAAAAAACAAATCATGATTCGTCAACTACTCGACGCGGGAGTGAGGGAACACGACGGCAAGCACGTGTCAGAACTCGACTACTACACATTGCTTCATGTGTTGGCGATGCAAAAACTAAAAGACTAACACGCTCATAAACTTCAAATTTTAGCCCGTATGGCGTTTTTCTTACGAGAGGAATAGGAAGTATACCCGAGAGAGAGAAAAACGACGTACAGGGCAAAATAAAGCGTCTAGCGAGGTGAGGGGAATGGACACATGCTATCACGGCAGAATTAGATGTTGGGAATGCGCGCATACACAAGAATTGCAGGAACGGGTGCAGGAACTTGAACAGGCAATTAGAGAGGCGCTTGGGCGGATGAAACATGGCGGTGCGGGGACACGGACATATGTTGAGTATGTATTACGGAAGGCGTTAGGTGATGAAGAGTGAACGCAGACTACTGGCGAGGCTTCCGTGATGG